GTAAGAAGAAGTTAGTATACTATTAATAGGTGGCATTAACCATACAGATTTCCCTTAGACGCCGGCTTTCACCCTCCATGAGCCATTCAAGTAGCTATCGTGGTCTGACTGAATTGCAAGATTTTGACTGCTAACTGATTGCATATTATCTGTAGCTTCAATCAAATCTTGCTGAAGGTCTGGCGTCCATGCCTGTGATCTTCCCTTATATCTTGAAAGCATTTTGGCTAATGCTAGCCTTAAAAATGGTATGTAATAATTAGAAACTGTAGACATATCTCCATTAATACTTAGACTCAGTAACTCGAATTTCCCGTATACGGACAGTTGATAAACCTGAGATGGACTAGGGTAAACCCGCATGCGAGTTAGATTAACTTCGTTTGTAATGATGCAAAAACGAGGTAACCCTTCTTGTGGGTCGTACTTGTAGCTATCAAAAAATACGTTTCTGGATTCATTAACGAGTGGATAAGTTTCCCCTTCCAATAACAACCAAGCATTTTGAAGATTTGCCAATCTTCCTGCAGTAACATCGGCTGATGGGTAAATAGCAGGATCAGCAAAAGTGACGTTCTGCTGCCCTATAGACATCACAAAATCAACTTCTCTAGCAACTGTAATAAGCAGTCCTGTGCCTGAGAATGAAGATAATAATTCATTTAAAAATTGAACGGCTTTAGATTGATCATTCCCGTGTAACGGGACGGTAGGCGATGAAGAGCTAATCAACTGATAAGAATCATTAACAAAGTCTCTTACAGTTTGAGCCATGTTATTCTCCCAATTCTGGGTTAAATAACTTCTCTTTTTTTGAGTTTATTTTGGCGGTTTTAGGTTTTAAAGACGCAATCGCGCTTGCTTTAGTATCAAACCAAAGTCCAGACGAAATCATCTTTTCATATTCTTCGTAAGAATCAGTTATTTTTTGTTCAGTTTCGTTATACACGAATACCCTAAAATGAGCTTTATCGACCCATCTTCCCATGTATTCTATTTGTCCATGAGCTTCTTTCTTAGTCTGATCCATGACCATGGTATTGCTCCCTATTCAAAAGAAACATTCCAGTTATTAAGGATTTCTTAATAACTGGAAATGTTCTTATGATTATGATCTAACGCGCACTGCAAACTCAGGGTTGATAGCATCACCACAAATCACATCCAAACGATCTAATTGAATGTAGTTGCGGATATCAGCACCTAAGGTGTAGGTCATAGACATTTTGTACAGATCACTGTAAGTCGTGAATGCTTCAACACCGCCCTTCAATTCCTTGATAGGAGGAGCCGCAAAAACTACTGCTTGATTATGATAAGCAATCGAAACGTTATGACTTTGAGCGAGCCAAATCTGAGCGCCATTGGGAATAGCCGCACTGATATTTTGACGAGCACCAGAGATCACAATGGTAGGATTTACAGGGATTGTTGCATTTCCGCCGCCATCAGCAATAACGTTAGCTGTTACAACGAACTGAGCACGTTGTACTAATGGTTCGTATGTCAATGGGTTAACCATGAACACACCCGCAGCGTCTGCAATTTCAATGCTATCACCGATATTATATACTTGTTGACCGGCTTGAACACCTGTTACAACAATTGTATTTCCACCAACGATTGGTCCATTCGTTACTTGACCGCCATCAAGAAAACCTGTTGGTGGCGTAACAATGATACCCCCAGCACCAGCAATTTGACGTTGTAAAAAGTTAGTTTTGAAGAAATCAAAACCAGACAAATGACCGATGAAACCATCCATCAACGCACCGCGGTTAACCGTCATATTGAATACTGTTTTCAATTCAGAAGACAATGCAGCAGAAACACGTGGAGAGTTAGCAAAGTACCGATTACCGTCTTCAGGAATTCCCAACTCAGTCATGTAAGCATCAGCTTCTAAAACTGTGTCAAAATCAATTGGAACTCCTGGAGTACCTACAGCTTGGTATGTTTGTAATTGGAAAGTATCCGATGCGATAAACTTCTCAACTTTATTAGCGAGAGTCTTAGCGCGTGGATTTAACATCATATCTAAGTAAGGTTCATCACGAGCGCGATCAAACGTCAATTCATAACCTGTGAACTCAACCATGGTATGAAATTGTTTTGTGATAGATAACGGACGAATAACTTGAACGCGTGCTTCTGATGTAGCTGTAGCACCTTCTCCACCTAAATAACGTTCTTCTAAACGATAGTTAATCGTTTGGCCGGTAGCGTATTTAAGGGATTTAAAGTCTTCTTCGAGATTACGATTAGCAACTTTTGCAAAGTTTAAATAGTTAACAAATCGTACAAATGTTTCATCAAGAACGTATTGCGTAGTTTCAAAAATATTAGCTGGCATGAGCTTCCTGCTCCTACAATGATTAAATAATATCCCTCTCTAGGGATGGTCTTTATTGCATTGTCGAAGCGGGGCAACGATATACTCGCTTTAGCGAAATCTGACGGGGGATTTCTGAAACTACGCGTCAATAGAGTTAATTATGAACTATTTTAATATTTTAGCAATAGTGATAAAACGTGTAATTTGTATTATAATTGTCATATACAAATAGAGGTGGATATGGAAAATTCAGTTGAACAATATACAGATCATGAAGTAAGAATAAGAATACTGGAAAATATTGCAGCAAATATCGATAAGCGTTTTGATAAAATGGAACATAAGATGGATACACAATTTCATTGGATGCTTGGCATGATGATTACGACTATGTTATCAATTCTTACTTTATTTGGCGGTATATCACTTCATATGGCTAAATTGATCTAATCTTCTGAGTATGTATGACCCATATACAACAATAAGTTGTTTAAAGACGATTCAAGCAATCTAGCAATATCTTCTTTGCTAGCTCTTTCATCCCATGAAATATTTGTACTTGGATTTTTAGTTGATGAAACTAATGATTTAGAAAGAACAATATTAAAATATTCTTTCCCGTTTTCTTTTTTAGCTTCTACCTTAAATTTCATTTTATCTTTTGCATTCCTGATTGATCAAAATCACTTGATCTAGACTTCTCAAACTCATTCTGAGCAGGCTCATGATGATAAGGCGTTTCCGAGTCTTCATAAGCATGAGGAGTTGGCATTTCATTTTCTTTTACTTTAGTCATGATTTAATTCCTGTATTTATTAGTCTTTTACATCTAAACCAAAATGGTGACGGATGATCATTATAAAAATTTTCTATCTCTTCACGAGATTTAAAAATCAGTTCTCGATTAAAAGTATAGTGCTTTTCTAGATCGTATCTATATTTTTTGATGTCATAGGCATGCCCTTTAAATAAGCACTTTAAAATTTTTATCATTTATTTTTATATGTCTCCGAATATACATTTCTCTTTAGTTTCTGGAGGTAGAAACCGTAATTCCTTACGAACACAGGCACCAGTCTCGGCTACATCTATGATTCGTTTATTTTGAGCGTCTCGTTCTTCCTTTGGGTGACCATTATCTGCTGGTATTGGCATTGCAATCTTCCTTAATTAAACTCCAATAAATTTAATCGGCTTATTAGCCGCTTCCTCTAATGTCTTAAGCTCTTTAATCTCTCTCAAAGCCTTCATACATAAGTTCATAAAGTTTTTAATTTCTTTTTCAGGCAAAAGTGTAATCAAACCATTGTTATCTTCTGCCATCTGCCCATGAAGAACTTCATTTTTATACTTAAACGCCAAAATATTCTTGTCGTTTATATTCTGCACTGTAATTTCTATCATTATCTTATCTTACGCTTTGCGTGTTTAACGATCAAGTCGTCAATGCTACGTTTTGGAGCAACTTTCTCGGATGAGAAATCGCTCTTAGTATTATCCAAAGGACGAGAAGAATTTGATATGTTACGAGCCTTCTTCATCTTTTCCTCAAGCCTCCCGATTTCCGTCGCTTGATGGATCGGGTTATGGAGAGATGCAATACGTTCAATTTCAGCCGGATGTGTTTTAGCCGCTGCATATAGAAATGCCGCTGGATCTTTCATCTCGCGCGTTGCCATCATAATAGAATCGGTAATCGGCAATTTTCCAACTACCGATTGAAAGTCATCATACTTTTCCATTCCATAAGTAAATTTAGTTTCAAATTCAGATTGCTTAATCTGCTCTTGTCGTTCCCATTGTTCGCGCTGAGAATTCTTTTCTCTTGTTTCAAGGCGCCGATCGATGAATGCTTCTAACTGCATTTCCCATGATTCGTTACTATCAGGATCTGCCTCGAATCCTTCTGATGCCTGTTGTCTTTGTTGATTTTGTTGTTGTGGAACTTGTGGTTGCGGTTGCTGAGCATGATGCCCACGAGCTAGCCTATCACGTATCTTCTGCTGAACCTCTTCCTCTGTATACATTCTACCTTTTTGTATTTTATTTCCGTACTCATCGATTTCACTAGAGTCAGATTTGTTTTCTACGGAATCATCCGGCTTTTCAGGTTCTTTAGGTTCTTTTTCTCCTGCTGCCTCATCCGATCCTTCATCTTTATGTTTACTTTCTTCTTTATCTTCTGACGATACTGCATCATCCTCTTTTGGTTCGACTTCTTTAACATCTTCTTTCGCCACGATTGGCGCCTTGTATCCATGGATTTTATCTTCTATGGTTAACTCAACTGTCATGCGCTTACCTCCTTGTGATTATCGGCTTTGAAATGGTTAGGCTGATGCGTTAATATTTTTACGGTGTTCTGCAAATGATTCATGTGTAAATCAGCCTCTATGCGCTTCATCTCAGCCTCAAAACGCATTTCTTGCTCTCTTAACTTAGCAAGTGATTCTTCTTTCTTATTCTCAAGCTGTTGAATCTCTTTGTTGAAATTAGCGCCTTCTAGATGAGACTGGATCATCAACTTTTGCTCTTCAAGTTGAATCTTTTGTGCTTCTTCCTGTGCCTTGATCTGGACTGTTTGCATTTCCATCTGAAGTTTTTGTTGTTTCAGCTGCAACTCTTGCATCTTAATCATGACCATTGGGTCTGGCTTTTCTTCTTTAGGCTGTAAAGGTTGACCTGTCTTTCCGGCTTCGATAATTTCAGGTGGAACCATGGTGCGATAACGATTACGAATCTCAATGCTATTAGGCATCGGTAAGTTTTCAGCATAAAGATCAGCGACTAGTCTAAATGACTCAGGGTCTTTCTGTATCATGCGATCCATAGAATCCAGTCCCTCTGCCTTCTGCCCTTCAAAGCTTGGGCCTGGAACTAGCCGTATCTTAAACTTACCAATCTTCATGTTGTTTTTAATCTGAGTTCCGTACTCATCCATCTGTTGATTGATAGTTATGTTAGTTCGACCTCGGTCTTTCATTTCAAGGCTCATGACGCGCTCTGTATCATATACAGTAGGGATCATTTCATTGTATATCTCACCACCAACAGCAACCGCGCGATTTAAACTATCGAAAGGAACATAAGTATTAAAACTTCCGCGGCGAGTACGAGCATCAATCGCAACACCCGATATTTCGTTACCTTGGTTTCCCATCTGAGTGTCGAACATGCCGGTAGTTACTTGGATATCATTTGCCGCTTCTTGATATTGTAACAATAATGATTGAGAAAGTTCAGGTGGCTTTAATTGAATGGGGACATTACCATTAGGAGATTCATCATAAAGCAACCCGCCTTGAATAGTTGCTGGATCTCTCCAAATTTGTTGTGTATCGTTCGATTGTACGTTCTTCTTGCTTACTAAGAATTGATCGTATCGTGAAACTTTAATGAGATATGCCATTTGAGTTCGGAGATAGTTTATGTATCGCTGACTGTCTCGCGCGTCTTTAAAGAAAGGGCGGGTAATCTGCTTACCGTTTTTGTCAAAATAACTATTTTGATCCACGAATATTATTGGGAGTTGTTCACTAGGAAAATCAGTGCTATCAAGTTCAAAGTCTCCGCCCCACTTTGTATGCGTAATAGAATACTCGGGTTCTTCCTTTTCTTTTAAAACAGTAACGGGCTCACCTTCATAAATTAAAATCTCATTTCCATCTATATCTATTTTTTCAAGTTTACTAAATTCTTTTCCTCTAACTGTTTTACCATTTGATAATTGATAAACCTTAATTAGTTTTGACTTTCTCTCAAAATGATCAATAACTGTGATACAGAGCTCATCTGAGAATGACATCGCAATAGCATCAGTGTCCGTGATGTCTGTTGTCATTGTCCCTATTTTTTTCTCGATTGCTTCGCCATAAAGTGATCGAAACTTTTTGCGAGACATCGTGGTTCTAAACCCTGAGTGCATCCCATCTGTTTTACAAGTGGTTTCTGCGCCCAGATCCCAGTAACACTTAGTTGGATCTTTGAAAGACGCTTGATCTATTTCAAGTTCAAAGCTATCAACATCCCGATACTTCGTGAAAATACGATAAGCACTATATCCACCAATCGTTGCTTGTTGAAAACATGTTTGATAGATAATTCGAGCACGAGAGTTTAAAGATATTTCTTTAATAAGTGCTTCACGCACTTCAGCAGTTTCTGCATCTACATCATTTGAAGGCTCTATCTGAAGATTAGGAGTATTTTGTCGTTGCTCGCCAAGCAAGTGATTAGAAAGTGGCGCAATCTTATTAACGGTAAGCGGAATCTTTTTGTAAGTCTCGAAGAGCTTAGCTTCATCTTCCTTCCATTGCTCGCCCAATATAAATTGGGTCATCTCATGATAGATAGCCTTGTTATATTTCCACTGGTCATCCCATTTCTTAATAAGCTCGCGGATTTGTCCCGCTTTTTTGGCGTCTTTGCGTGCCATGTTTGACCATCCTTGTCAATTACAGTAAATCTCCTGGATGATATATTATCAGCAAAATGATTAAATAAACATGCCGGGCCGAGGTGTTCTAATAACATTGGGAGCCATGGCATTTTCCAAAGCGTACGCGCCTGAATAGAATGTAAGCATTAAACTGTCGGCTGTATCAGGTGACGGCATCCCCCTCGCCTTCATCTGATCTTTTCCTTCTATTTGCAATAAGCCATTGCTGGTGTGCTTAAACCCAAATCCGCACAGATCTCCATGTAGCTCGTCACTATCCGGTATCTGAACGGGCATTTCTTGCATTAACCAGTCACGAAGTTCCCAGTAAAGTTCTGCTCTTAAGTTTCTAAATTTATCTTTTAAATTAGGAGTTCGCGCGACATTAACTCCTTCAACACAATCAAATCCCATTTCTTTCAATCGATCAACAACGCCTGCACCTATCCCAATACAATCAATAAAAACCTTTGACGGCTTCTCTTCTTTGATGATAGTTACAATACGTCCTGCAACTTCCATCGTATTATGGTTTCTAAAACATTCAAGTTTGTAAGCGTGCCTCCCACGTCGTCTAATAACGCTAGTGCGGTCGTTGTTACCGATAGCAGGATCAACGCCGATAATAAGATTGGCTTCGGACTCAACATGGGATTTCCTCGCTCTAATGACGTATTTGGATGCTATGAAAACATTATCGATTGGATTTCTAAATGCCTCTTCCGCAGTCATCGGGTATTCTTGCTTGAATAGTTCGTGACCAACTTCCGGATCGCCACTTAGATCGCTAATCTTTATCCGTCGCCACTCTATATGAGCTGTCGTCAAACCATCATCGCTGTAAAGCGTTAATAGCTCTTGCTCATCATCGCTAAGCTTGAATCCAGGTGTGTTACGCGTATATTCTCTTTGCCAGTACCACGGAACAAAGATGGCTTGATAGTCGCTTCCACCACCCATCGCAGCAGTCCACATCTTATGAAAGTAATTACCGATGCCGTTAGCAGTACTCTCAAGTATTATTTCTGTTCCCGCTTCCCCTGCAATTGCTTGAAGCACGCCAGTCGCATGCTCGTCTGTATGCTCCCAGAAAGCAACTTCTGATCCGTGGAACAATTGAATTGTTTGAGAACGTCCTGTTCCCTTATTCCCAGCAGTACCCACGCTATAACCACTATCAAAACCAGTAAACCGCAATTCTTTCGCACTCGATTTATCAGCCTTTGGACATAGGCCTTCCGGTAGCTGATCATAATACCTCTTAGTCATTTCAAATAAGTTTTTGGTAGCTTCCGCTTCGTGAGTGAGTATAAAAGCTTTCTTGCCGCGAGAGGTAATGACTTTGTGGAAGTAGCGCGATTGTATATAAGTTGAGTTATGAGACACCAATCCTTCACAGATATAAGTTTTAGTGCTGGTTTGTAGATCAATTACGCGCTGTTTTTTAAGTGGTTTAATGCTAATTATTGTTGCCCAAGGCTTAATACCATCTTGAGCAGCTTTTCCAGGTAGCTCATGACCTACATGCCATTCATTATTGGTAAATCTTGTTGGACGACATCGAGAAAATAATTCTATTAAGTAGGGTAACCTGTGAATATCTAGACGATGCACTGGCTTATCGCCTAATTTATTGTTTTGTCCGCATCTAGTGCGTCTATCGATAACCTCTTTATATGGCATTCCTATACTATCAAAATAAGACTTCATCCTATCAAGAACAGCACCTTGCGTTTGATGCACACTAATTCTTTTAGCGCCTTTACCAGTTCTAGCGCTTCCTTCGCCATCTATAATTCCGCCCATCCAACCGTCTTCATAAGATTGAGAATCATAATTAGGTGGATTAGTTGCAATTCTGATAAGATCGCCTAACTTACATTCTCCAATTAAACGCCATTCTTGACGATCACCACCTCTTTGTCTACACAACATCCTATGATCATTCGTTACTTCGATTCTAGCCCCGTTATCAAAGCAAATTTCATATGCCATTTTAATAAATTCACGTTTATCTTCTACAATAGCTGTACGAAATTTCCTAGATTGCTTCCTACCATTGGCTCTTAATCCTGGGAACTCCTCATCACATGCAACTAATCTATCACCTATTTTAACATCAGCTATTTTTATCCATCTATAATCAGCAGTGAGCACCTTCATATTTTCTCCGAAACAGCACCCCTGTTGGCGCCCTTTCAATATGATAGCACGTACTTTGCCCGTTACTCTCAACTGATCTTCAAGACGTTTATGGATATAGAGTTGAGCTGCATTTAGCTCAAATAGCTGTGGAGTTCCAGACTTCGTTCTGATCGTAAAAAACGCAGGTGCAAAGCGCGTAAGATCCCTAATTGTGTCTAATATTCTGTCGTCCATGACATCCTATAATGTTCTACGTGGAACTTTTGGGTTATAACTTACTCACAGCTTCTTTTAATTCTTCGAGACTCAATGTTACAGATTCTTCATTCCCGTTGATGCTAATCATGACTGAAACGATTTGGTTCCCTCTAAATATGCTGAACTTTAAAAGATCCAATGGGTCAGCTTGACATATCAATTCAATAGTAGTGTTCATAACTTATCAATTAGCCTCTCAAGTAAAGCATTGGTATCCACACTTTCGTCATCTTTTACCCTAGGAAGTAATTTATCTAACAAGGCGCAAAGCATTGTCTTGTCCGGCTTAAGCGCAAGCTCAATTGCTTTCTTAAGTAATTCTGGGCCATGCGGCACTAGATACTCCTCATAAAGCTTCTGCCTTGTGCCTGATCCTTTCTTTCGTCCTGCTGGGTTACCGCTTTGTCCTGGTTGAAATTTCATTTTACCTGCACTTTTCTGCACCAAGCAGATTAAATAATCCATTATTTAGGGCAATATTCAAACAAAGCAACCATAACGATATAATAAAAAAAAAGCAAATTTTTTATATTTGCTGTTGACAAATATACATAATGCAGTATACTTACTTTTATCAACAGTAACTAAGGAATATAACAATGGGAAGTAAAGAATTATTCGCAATAATAGAAGCCATAGGTTCTGCATGTATCATAGCTAATTTCTATGAGGCTTTTATAAATATCCCTAGAAAAAATATTGAAGATTTCATACATATATTAAATACTATTTTAGTAAAAAAAAGTGAATCACCATTAAAAAGTATGATAAAAGATATACAGGACGAACAACTTGTTAAGGATAACAAGCTATGAAATTCAAATACCGTTTAGTTAAAAATAAGTATACAAATTTTTTCTCGATAGAACGAAAAAGCTGTGGAATATTAAGTTTCTTAGATGATTGGCGTTTAATTTCGTGTTCTCATACTTTAGAAGAAGCTAGAAGAGAATGTAATAGACTTTTAAAATCAGATCACATAAAGCCATTCATGGAGGTTTTTACGCCATGAGTTTTTATTGCGAAGAATGTGCCGAAATACAAGAAACTAATTCATGCGGTCAATGTAATTCATGTTACGAATTAAAGGATTATTATGACGAAGAATGATGAAAGTAAAACTGAGACAATAGATGAAGTTCACGTAAGATTGGTATATGAAGGAAAACTTACTAATTCAGCATTCTTTCTAGAAAAGAAAAAAAGTTTCATAGAAAAAATTATTGAATATTTCCGTTAGCAAATTTTCCTTTTGCAAGTGAATAAGTCCCGAAACCAAATAATATCCATACTAGATTTAAAATGTCAGCGGCTTTAATTGGGAACGGTACAATGTTCCTCGTTTCCATGCAATTTAATGCCCAGACATAATCTGCTATTATTATTTGAGGGGCATAGTATATCAGAATAAGAAATCCTGCTGTCCAACCCGTAAGGGGTTGCCAAGCGTAATTAAAAAAGCTTTTAGAAAAATCAGCAATAATTTCAGGCATTTTAGCGTTCCCTCGCTATTCAATAATTTCGAAATGAACCAGATCAAAAAATGTCTGATCCTCAAGATTGATTTTCCCGCTCCAATCGCCGCCCCATCTTATTGAATGAGTAATTTTACCCTGATCTTTTAATTGTTGAGCGACGGCTAAAACATATCCTCCAAACCAATAGAATCTTTTCATGTTGTCCATATCAATTGGGAATATATATACATCGACCGCTAGAGATGGATTTGCATTATGTTTGCTATTAGGCCATTCAAGTTTGCTTTTACCGTTCTTGAAATAGCGTTCCTGATCTTCTTCGTTTCTAAATCCTTCCGTTATCCGGCAGTCCACATGCTTAATAACTTCAAAAAAAATGGCTTGAAGATCGATATGGCAAGAAGTCAATTGAGTAAATGATTCTTTACTGAACATAGGCATATGTCTTCGTCCTTGAAGTAATTGCAATACCGTACTTTATCATAGAGATGTTAAATTTAACATTTTCTCAATTTGAATTTAATTGTTAACGTTCAAGGGAAAGTAAAGCATGCAGTGTTCACTCTTTAGTTCACTCTATTCACTCTTTAGTTCACTCTATTCACTCTTTAGTTCACTCTATTCACTCTTTAGTTCACTCTATTCACTCTTTAGTTCACTCTATTCACTCTT